TGGAGCCGCCGGAACGCCTCGCCGCCATAGCGGACTTTACGTTCAATCTTGGGGCGGCTCGATTGCGCGCGAGTACGCTCAGGCGTAAAATAAACGCCGGGGATTGGGACGATGCTTGCGTCGAGCTCATGAAGTGGGTGAATGGCGGAGGTCGTAGACTCCCCGGATTGGTTGCTCGCCGGGCAGCCGAAATCAAACTAATCAGGAAAATCGCATGAACGCACCCAAGGACACCATTCTCAAACTGCCGACGGCAGCACTCGACGTCATCTGCAATGCGCTGGCGGACAAGCCGTGGCGTGAGGTCGTCGGGGTGATGAACATGATCCAGTCGCAGGCCAACGACACCGCACTGCAAGCCTACGGCCCGCCGCCCCCCGTCTCCGTGACCGTCCCGGAGCCCCGTCTCACAGGAGAATCCAATGGATGACGCGACCCTCGTTCAGATGCTTGGCGGCGGAGTGGGGGGCATGGCCTCACAAGCCGCGAACGCCAAGGCCCTCCGCTCGCAGATGCTGATGAAGATGCTTATGCAGGCGGAGAGCGGAACTGCCCCCGCTGTGCAGGCTGCGCCGCCGAACGCGGCGGCTGGCTCAATGTCACAGAGTGCGTTCGGCGGGGTGCCCCGCAGCCAACAGGAACGAGCGCTCCAGCGTCAGAAGCTCATGCAGATGTTGCTGCGCCGGGACGGGGCAGTTCCGGCACCTTGAGCTGGGGGCCCCCGATCGGGAGCATGCGCTCGAGCGAGGGCTGTGGTTCTGGTGTCTCCAGTTCCCAGCCCTCCGTGATACTGACGCGCTTCACCCTGCGGAAGAAATCGGCCACGGGGATTTGCCTCTGGAACGCATAGCTCCATGCGGACAGTAGGAAGGGGAATCTCATAACAGGGTCTCCAAGGAAGCAAGAATGATGGCCGGGATCAGCATAGGGAGAATGACTTGCTTCGGTTCACTCTCCTCCAACAGCATACCGAATAGGTAGCTGCTGATCACCAACGCGAGCAGGGCGCGCTCGGAGTACATGATCTGATGAAATATTAGCCAGATGACCATTCCGGCGATCCCCAGAGCGATCAGTCGTACTACCTTCCCCATTGACGTTCTCCTAGAGGCGACCTTGCCTGGGGCCAGTGTGCCCGGTCGTAGTGTGGAAGGCAATGCCCCGTGTGGCGAACCCGCTACCGTGGGTGCTGGGCCACGGCAGCGGGTAGCTTTGCTATCACAGAGCGGCTAAAACGCCCTCAGACGGGCTCACGCCCCGGGCGCAGGGGTAGGTGCAGCCCCAGCGGGCGCGGGCTCCTGAGCAGTGCCAGGGCACACATCATCATGCGACCTGTGAGCGCCCTCGAGAGACTGCGTGTAGACTTTGTTGCGGCAATGCAGACAGGTGTAGAGAATCACCCCATTGCCCCAGCCGCCTTCTGCCAGATAATGCAGATCAGACATGTACAGGGGATGGCTGTACTCATGTTCCTGCAACAGCATGGCGGGCTTGAACTGGTAGGTGTCGATCTTTGAGACCTCCTGCACGATAGCCGTTGCAAGATTGACGTCCACTTCCTTCTTGGCGTTATCTTCGTGGCACCAGCCGCGCGCCACGGCTCCGAGCAAAGCTTGCTCGGATTGTTCCTTTGCCTTGGACTCGTGGATCTCGATGTACTTGTCCAAGAAGTGTCGGGCCTTCTTGAGATCTTCCATCCCATTCTTCTTCCAGCACCTTTCCACGTACTTCGTGATCTGTGCCTGGAAATAATCCAGCCCCAGTCGGTGGACGCGGTCCCAGTGCTCCTCGCCTCCCGTCTTGTAGTGGGTTCCGCCCACTTGCGTTTCGTTCGCGCTCACTTTTCTCTCCTTTCCACCCATTGATCGAAAGCAGCGGTCCAGTCGCAGACCGGCAGCGCCTTGATTTGCTCGCGTGTATCCTTCGCGCCCAGCTTACGCGCAAGATACAACTCACGCAGTGGGAGGGCAATCTCCCGAAGGAATTTGTTGTGTGGGATGAAGTGCCGTTCTCGTACGAACCACTCGCAGTCTGACAAGAAATCGTAGACAGTCTCGCTGTTCTCGAACAGCGGGGCGGGCTCCCCCAGCCGATAATAGTCGTAATCCTCCCAGGGCGGCTGCTGGAGGTAGCTCATGCAGGGGTTGGACTTGTAGATGTGGAAGTTGTTGGACATCTGTCGGTAGACCCCCACGGGCTTCTGGATGCCCCACGCCACCACTTCCTGGAGAATGCTCATGTGGACAGCATTCGCCCCGTAGGCGCCCCAGATCATGTCGTTGCTGCGATTGCAGACGGTCATGTTGAGTGCGCCACCCCGGCAGTCGAAATAGATGTGGGTGTTGCACGGCACATCTTTGAACGGCATGAACTGATCCGTGGCGGGGTTCCACATGGCGATGACAACCCGGCGGCTTTCGGGGTTTTCCTGCAATTCCGCGATAGCGTCCAGGATTTGATCGTGCCCGAACGCTGCGCGCCATCGATGGCCGTAGGCCCCGTGCTGATGTTTGCCGTCATCCGTGTAGTCCTGCATACGGGAGTTGAACGGCAGGAGCCATGTCACGTCTCGCTGCCCCGCGAGCATCCAGATGGCCTCCATCAAATGGAACACTGCGTTGGCGTCGCGCACGGGATTGAACAGCACGCGCTCCGTAGGGTGCAAGTATTCGGTGATCAACGGCCCAGGCGCGACGACAACCTCGCCGTTCCTGCTATTCTCGGAAATGCCCTGCATCTTCATGAACCAGAAGGCTTCCTTGAACGCAACGTTGACGTTCCGCACTCTGAGAAAGTGTGTCATGCTCACTCCTGCAGTCCCTTGGCGTAGCGGATTGAATTCAGGAGAGCACGAATCCGTGGCTCCGGTGCCACGAAGTTCGGTCCTTTCTGCACCTTGCCGTCCCTGATAAGCGGCTTCGAATCCACAAGCTTTGAGTACTGCGAGTGCATGATCAGGCGAAGAACATCCTCCATCGGGATGCCGAGGCGTACCGATTCGCTGGTGCAGTAGACGACGATGTCACCCAGCCAGTCGGCGACATCAGTCAGCACTTCCAAAGGATCGATGGTCTCGCCGTCCAGCTTGGCAATGATTTCATCGACCTCGTTTACCTCATCACTGATGATCTTCTTGAACAGTACCAGCCGATCCCGAAGATTGCTGTCAACAACGGGGCCTGACTTGACCGGCAGGCCGAAAGTCTGGTTGAATTCTCTGACTTCTTGAAAGAACGTATTCATTTCTCTTGCTCCTTGACAATTAAGCCGTGTTCAACGGCGTAGTTATTCAATTCTTCGGTGGTGAAGAATTGCTTGAAAAAGGTGTTCTGCCGGTCGGCGTAATCGATGATGAGGCAGTTCATAGCCGCCCCATGTATGACTCTGCCGACGATTAGCTCACCTTGGACGATATTTGTTCCTGACTCTTCTGTCGCCATTGATGATCCTCATGTACTTGGAAAATTCGCAGAGGCAATTCTGGAAATCTTGCATGTGAATGGGCATGGCGGTCTGGATCAGTGGGGAGACCTCATCGTAGCATTTCTCGATGAGTTCGGGGTACCTGCGCGCACTGATGGCGACATCCGGCTGCCCGTAGAAGTACCATGAAAGTCCGCGCAGGCTGCCAGGGCCGGGCGCCGACCAAGACCACCAATCATTCGCTTTTGCCAGCGGGTGATCCGTGTTCTTGAGGTCCGCGATGACTTGCGCCGCCAGGAAGCTGCCCAGACCGTCAACGCCCATGAGCCAATTGTGTGCGCCCGACAATCGTGAGCAGTCCAGGCGCATTTCTCGGTCATGCACTTGTTGACAAACGTGATCCACGACGTAATCAATCTTGCTCATGGAGCGGCCGCAGGTGGAAATGGTGTAAGCCGATGTCCAGACCTTGTTCCCCTCCTGTTCACGGATACGCATCTTCTGCTTGATCTTCTCAGGATCCCAGGTCTTGGGGAACCCGATGTCGGCCAGAGTTTCTGGCCAGTTGACCATCCGAGCAAGAACCATCCCGAGGACGAGATTGGGGTGGCTCGCATTCGGGTTGCGCCAGTTCTTAGCAATCCAACGAGTAACACGGTCGTCCTCCCTGTGAACGTTGCAGTAGCGCGGGATGCCCATCGCGGGATCGTTGCTCCAGCCGTGCAGCAAGCTGGGGCCGGCGCCCATCGCTTCCTTCGCCTCCTTGCACTTGAACATCCGCTGACGCTCGTTGATCCAGTAGGCCATGTCTTCAGTCTTGTTCACCGACAATCACTCCTGAGTTTTCAAGGACTTGACGGCAGCGATCGTCGTACAGCACGGTCATCGCCAGATCCTTAACGTTGGTTACGACGAGCTCCATCCCGATGTGCAGCTTGCACCATTCGACGATGGCGGTGCGGGCGTCTTCTGCCCGTTGCAATTCAGCCGGGCTGTGCGGGTTAGCTGAAACCCGAGCTGTGAAGATACGAACCTCCTTTCCCTCTCCCAACCACTTCTTTACACGAGCCACCATCTTCGGGATAGGGACCCCTATGTCATGCGAGCTGACCCACCCGTGATATTCGGCCAGCGTGCCGTCGAGATCAACTCCGATCCACGCCATCAGAATATCCTCCTTTCGCCATGCGTGAGGACTCCATCCGCCGCTGCCTTCTTCCATTGGACAACGACGTCCGTGCGCACGCCCCCGCCCCAGGCATTCTTCGTGGCCTTCTGCACGACCTTGACATAGCCCGGGTGTCTGCGGGCCAGCGCCTGCGCGGCCTCTGTCTGCACTTCCTTCGTGCGGTACACTGAGCAGCCCCCGGGTGCGTCGCTGCCTCCGGCCTGATTGCTCACCCAGCGATTCTCCACGCAGGTCGCGAAGCCCAGCCGGAGCAGTTGCAGGTTGACGTGGAAATCTTCCATGACGACCATCGGTGAGAAGCACACTTGGTGCTCACGGAGCACACTCCGCCGGTACGCGAGAACCCGCATGATCCGTGTGTTGTAGAGATGTGACTCCTGGTTGCGGTTGCCACCTTCACGTGGCCCGATGCCTACGTGGGGATACACGTTCAGGCTGTGCGATATCGCATGGAACATGTGGGCGATGTCGCCCTCGCCGGGCTTGCGAAATCTACCTGGATCATCCGAGCGACGCACCGCAAAGTGGAGATCGTCATCGAGGAAAACGACCTTGTCATCACCCCGCATGTCGTGAATGATATGATCCCGAGTGGGGGCCAACGTTCGAATGTTGTCGGGGAGCACGTAGAGTGGGATGCCCAGATCAACAAGCCAGCCATATTCGGCGGCCTCGCGGTACTGCACTACCATCGTGGGACTGAGCCCGTCGGCCATGAGTTGCCGGAGAGTGTGCTGCTGGCCGAGCGTTGCCCGGCCGTACGTGTGGATGAGGATGTCCAATCTCGAAACCTTTCGGCAAAAGAAAACGTCCACTTACTTGAAGTGAACGTTTTCGGGGTTGAGGTCAGCCGGTCAGTCGGCGGTCTCTTCTTCGGTCTCCGCGGCGGCTTCCGGGTCTTCCTTCGCCTCGGCCTTCTTGCCCTTGGTGGCCTTCGGCTCCTTGGGGGCCTTGGGCTCGCGCACCTTGGGCGGCTCCACGCCACCCGGCACTTCGTAGCCCTCGATGGTGATGAAGCCCTTCTTGGCGTCGTACACGAGGTTCGGGGTGGCTTCCTTGCCGATGCCATCCTTTTCCATCGCGTCGCAGTACTCGCCGACGGTCATGCCGTCCTCGTAGTGACTGAACGCGGCGTGCGCCTTGCTGCCCTCGCGCTTCGGGTTGCTCTCCACGTTCACCGTGATCGTTGCGTCCTCGGTGGATCCCTTCGGGCCACGGATCGCGGGCGCCGGAGCAGGCGCCGGGGCCGGAGCAGGCGCCGGGGCGGCTGCGGCCTTCGGCGCGGCTTTGGGGGCGACCTTCGGGGCAGCGGCCGTCTTCGCTGCCGGCTGGGTG